ATGATACCAGATGGAAGTTTAATAAAAGCTAATTTATTAGAAGGAAGAGAAATAACAGTTGAAGAAAGAGAAGCTAACAATGACCTTACGAAGTTTATATTTATGGCTATGGCTATGTATATCGGTTTCCCTATCCTTTTCTAGTCAAGCTGTAGATTGCTCAACTGATACGACAGGTCTTTGTACCCCTACAATAGAAGAAATAATTGATGAAGTTATTACTGAAACAATAGAATTTGAAAATGGTGGTATAACAACAACGACTACCACAGAAACGACTACAACAACGACCACAGTTACAAATGAAGATTCTGGAAATATTTTAGATAGTGAAAATGATTTTGTTACTTCATCAAAAGATGGAGAAATGAATATTGATTGGGGAGGTCAAGGCCCAGCTTCAATACCTAGTGGCAATTCATGTGGTCAATTAGGAACTGATAAATGTGCAATGATATCTGGTTCTGGTAATTCAACTTCAACTATGGGTGTTGAGGGTATGGGAACTACTTTTATTCAAACAGTAGATATTTCAGAACTAAATATAAAACATGGTGGAGAAACTAATTATTCAATTAAAGTAGATAAACAAGATGCTGAAGATTCAATCTATATGCACATTACAGGTAAAAATGGAACGACAGATGTTTTTTCTGGAACTGATATTTTATCCGCTAGTGGTACTAATTCTGGTTATCAAACATATGAAAGTAGTTTTGATTTTTCTGGAAGTTTAACAACTGTAATTATAGAAATAGGAGGTAGAGATATTAATTTATCTATCGGCCCCTTATTTGACTCAGTCCAAGTTAATGTTCTTTATAACGTTATCAATACCATTGTAACACAAACAATAACAAGCGTAGAAATGTTTGTTGCTTTAAATTCAGATGCAACAGAAGAAATTATAGATGTTGTTGAAGATGTTTTTGAGTCTAATGAAATTATAGATACAGATATAGGAATAGACTTTGCACCTATTGATGTTCAAGAGCCTAGTTATGAAGAAGTAGAAATGGAGATTGCTGAAATAGAAATTGCAGAAATAGAATTAGAGTTAGAAATAGAAACTGAAATAGAAGCTACAGAAGAAAAAACAACAGAAGAGGTTGCGGTAGAAGAAGATATAACAGAACCAGAACAGCAACAAGAGGAAGCCCAAGAAGAAGAAGAGAAAGAAACAAACGAAATAGAAGTAGCAAAGAACGAAGAGAAAGAACCAGAACAAATAGAAGAGCAAGAAAAGAAAAAAGAAGAAACTGAAGAAGAGAAAAAAGAAGAATCATCTAAAGAAAAAGCTGTAAAAAAAATTATGAAAAAGATGAACGATAAAAAAAAGTATGATGATGTAAACCAAACTAAAACCCTTGTAGTTATGCAAGTATTAGGCAATACTAAAACCTTTTTCCAAGATCAACAACAACTAAATGATAGAGTAGGATTTTTTTCAAATGTTGTTTTGCCAGACACAGTTATCAATGATAATGATATGGCAAGTTATTTCCTGTTTGTAGGGAGTGATGGTTTGATGAATGAAATGATAGAAAGTCAATGGCAGAAGTAAGTTTTGGTGGTGTTTCCTTTAAGGGTGGACGTATAGTTGTTATAATAACAGCCTTATCAACTCTTATAGGTGCATTATGGGGCGGTTTTGAGGTTTATAATAGGTATTTATCTATGGAAAAGAAGATAAACAGCTATACAGCACCAGATTTAAGCGGCTTTGATAAGAGATTAGACCTTATTCAATTAGAAACTGAAATGCTACAATCAGAAATGACTATGATATTAGAGGAAGTAGAATTAGTTGCTGATGTAGCTAAAGAGTTGAAAAATGACCTTAAAGCAGATGTTAGACGTATTGAAACTATTGTTGAAGATGTTGAGCAAAGAGTTAAGCAAGATGGCAGAGATAATTCCAAAGATTTAAAAGAAACTGTTAATGAACTAAAAGAAGAGATGCAAAAGCTAGAAGAAAAAATAGATAAAAGAATTAAACTAGCATTAGAAAATCCTTTAAGTCAACTCAATGGCTAAACAAACTGTAGCAAAAGAAAAATTTGATAAGGTAGTTAAAAGAACGAGTATAGGAAACTCTTCACGCTCCAAGCCAAAAAATAAACATAAATTGAAGTCATGGAAAAAATATAATAGACAAGGGTAATGTGGTTTATTCATACTGTTGTTTGTATTGCTAATTTAACACTAGCACCTTTTTGCTCAATAGGTGGCAAATTACCTATCAGTTTTGACAATTACGAAACTTGTGATAAAGCTGTTGATCGTATTGTGTTAGAAATAGATGAACAACTTAAAGAAAGACAATTAACTGTGGCAATGAAATGTTTTATTAATGAGCAAGTTAACACCTAAAACTACAAGAGAACAACTCTTGGACATTTATAATAAGATTGATCTTATTCAAAATAACCATTTAAAACATTTAGAAAAAGACATTAGCAAACTTAATTATATTTTATGGGCTATTGGCTTCATGGTTTTAACACAATTCGTATCTTGGGTGTTATCTATGATTGGCTAAGATGGAAGATAAAGAATGGGACGAGTTAAAACTTATCCAAGAAAAACTTCACGAAGCATTAGATAAAGGTTATCCGCCATTAGGCAAAGGTGGTTTAAATCAACCATCTGGTGCTAAAAAGATTGTAGAAGATATTTTAGATATTCCACGCACTTCACTTCAACGTAAAATAGATAAGATAGAAAAGTTAGCATTACAAAGTTCACATTGGACGATAGAGTGGCACAGATACAAAGAAGTTAAACCGCAAGTTGTTATAGAAGAATATAAAAAACCTATTGTAAGAATACCAGCACAACGCACCACATTTTCAACGCCAACAAAAGTATTCGTTATTCCAGACGCTCACTGTTCCCCAGAAGAAGATCATTCACGTTTCTTATGGATAGGCAAAGCTATTAGAGAATATAATCCAGATTATTTAATTTGTATTGGTGACTTCGCTAGTTTTGATTCTTGTGGAACTTTTGATAAAAACCACACAGTAAAAGGTGCTAAAAAACCTCCAATATTAGAAGATATAAATACAACAGACGAATGTTTAAAACTAATACATGAAGGAATGGGTGATATTAACCCAGTAAAGCATTACTGTTTAGGTAATCACGAAATGCGGCTATACAGATATGAAAACGAACACAAAGAAGTAGTAGGTGCATTTTCCCAGCAATATGAAACTCTATGGCGTTCTAAAGGTTGGGGTATTTCTGAATATGGAGATTTTTATTTTATTAAAGGGGTGGCTTTTGTTCATGTACCTATGAATGAAATGGGTAGAGAGATTGGGGGTAAGACTGCTGAAGCAAGTATAATTTCTAATAGTGCAACTCACGATATAGTTTTTGGTCATTCACATAGAGAACGAAGTTGGAGAGCCAGTAAACTAGGCAGAGGTAATTATGTTAAAATTGTAAATGTTGGAACGTGTATGAATTATGGACATTTAGAAGAATATGCAAAGAATAATGCAAATGGCTGGTCTTATGGTATAACGCAACTTATGATTTCAGATGGTCACATACAAAGCCATAACTTTATATCAATGTTAGAACTACAGGAGAAATATGACAAAAGACAAAATGATAAAAAAAATAATGCAACGCATGAGCAAGAGAGCTGATGATGGAATTAAAAAATATGGATCAACAATGTTACATAGTAAAAAATCTTTTGTTGCATGGATTGATGATGCTCAAGAAGAATTATGGGACGCAATAGTGTATTTAGAAAAACTAAAAACATTAATGGCAATAGAAGTAAAAGAATTAGATAATATTGGAGGAACAGATGATTGATGATGCTAGATTACATCAAGAAATAATAGATCACGAGGGTGGGGTAATTTTAAAACCTTACAAAGATCATTTAGGATATTGGACTATAGGAGTAGGACATTTAATTAAAGATACTGAAAAACATGAATTTAGAAATGGAATTAATTATGAAACAGGACTTAAACTTTTTCTAATAGATTACAGTATAGCTAAAAGAGATATGCAAACTTTTTTAAAACCATGTGGAGATATGCCAGACATAGTTCAAGAAGTATGTTTAGAAATGGCTTTTCAAATTGGTTTACCCAAATTAAATAAATTTGTAAAATTTAAACAAGCATTGGCAGATGAGAATTGGTCAGAAGCCATAGAACAAATGAAAGATAGCAGATGGTACAATCAGACTCCAAACAGGGCGAGAAGCCTAATGGACAAGATGAAAAAGTTGATCTGAGAAAACACAGAAAAAGACTTACTACTCCAGAGGAAAAAGAGTATATCTACCAAATGCGTAAAAAATATGCAGAAGAAGATTTAGCTGAAAAAATGGCAAAATTAAGTGAGAAGCAAAGTGTATGAAAAAGAAAAAACAAACTAAAAAGAAAAAAGAAAAGGTTGAATTAAATTGTTTAGGTTATCCAGTAAATGACCCATACGGATTAATAGCGGCTTTTTATAGAGCATTTGGAGGTAAACAAAATGTTAGGTAAATTATTTGGCGGAGATACAATAAAAGCAGTTGGTAATGTTATTGATGAACTACACACCAGCGAAGAAGAGAAACAACAATTAAAATTACGATTTGAAGAAATACAAGCAAATTTAAAATCTAAACAAATGGATATTAATTTAGCTGATGCTCAATCTACTGCTGGAGGATTAAGTGGCTTTATGCAAC